ACAGCAGCTTGAGCTTGTTGTTGGTTTGCTTGTGCTTGAGCTTGCATGTTAGCTTGTTGTATTTGTTGATCTTTTTCTTGCTTCCTAACTCTCCTTTGTTTTAAAACTTGATTAGCTAATTTTAGATTTTTTACCTCTCTAATATCAATAGCATCTTCTAAGTAGATTTGTTGTTGCTGAAGCGCCATTTGAATATTCTGTTCTAACATAGCTTTCTCTTCTTCGTCTGGTTCTAGTTCTAAAAATATTCCAAAACTTCTTAGAGTTACTTTTTCTAATTCTTCTAATGTCTTAACGTTAAAAACAGAAATACTATTTTCTAGAGTTGCTTTTGTTAAAGGGTAATTTAAACTATCGTTTATTCTTCTTGTAATGTTTTCACACATTCTTAATGTCAAATAAAGACTAGACTGCAGTATGTGTCTTGTTGCTACATTAGAATTTGCAGCAGCTAATTTTTGTAAACCAACTAATGATTGCTTATCAGGAAGTGATCCATCTCTAGCTTCGTTCAGTCCGGTTACATCTCTTATCATTTGTAAATAGTATTGATAAGTACCAATTAGTGATTGAATCTTAGCTTGACCATTTGAGGATTGTAATTCTTGTATAGGTACTTTACCGTGATTTAATTCTCCATCTTGTGTTAAAGACCTACCAACTATACTACCAGTTTGAAAGTACATATTTAACGCTTCCCTAGGATTGTAGTTAGTACCATTTCCTAAGTCAACTTCCGCTAATCCATCTACATCTAAATAAACACCATCTGGAACCACTCTCGACAAGACTTGTTGTAACTTTAAATGAGTTAATTGAATCATGTCAGCAAAACTTGTTATTCTACTTACTAAAGAATCTATGCGACCTTTATACATTCTAGGCGCACAAATTGCATAGTTCATATATACTTTGGTTGTGTCAGATTCTGGGCGTGTCATGTTTTCAGCCATTCCCCATTCTAACATCATTGGATGTCCTAGTATTTTAGCACCTGAATATATAGTCTCAATAGATCTAGATACTCTTTTAAAGTTGTCATTTTCTGGAGGATTAAAATCACCTGACTTTTCTAAAGCTTTTTCTAAACCTTGATCGGTATACTTCAACTTAAATACTTGATCTAAAAAAGTCTTGTACTCAAAATACAACACTTGAACAGTTTGATCATCGTTTCTACCGTTCCAAGCTCTTAAGTATTCTGAATTACCATGATACTTTTGTATTGTTTCTAGTTCATCTTTAGTAAGATTAGGAAATTCCATTTTTAAATCTGCCAAAGCAACATTTCTTACTTCACCAACGTAATACAAGTCTTCAAAGTTAGGGTCTTCAGTATAAGACCAAACTAAGTTGGCTGGATCTACATAGTCTAAAACTATGCCTTCTGATTTATTCCAAGTTGTTTTACAAGCTGCAATTCCTAATACACATAAATCATAATTTAATCTCCTATTAATAAGATCATATTTATTTTTTTCTAAAGTATTACTTATTAATTCTTCTTGAGCTATTTCAATAGATTGCTTATAATCGAGTTGCAAATGCAATTTTAAATCATCTTGATTTCTTAAATCTAATTCTTTACTTTTAGGAGACTCAAAGTCTCTACCTGTTGTTTGAGCAATTTTTTGGAGAAGTTGTTTTTGCTGTAAGTCTTGATTTAATTTTTCAGCATATTTAGTTCTTTCTTTTATAGAGGTAGGATCTTGAGCAAAAGCATTTATATCATAATGTCTACTTGATATACCATTTACTACTATATCTACAAATTTTGATATTACAGGAACAACTTTCCAATCTAAGTTTAAATATGATAAATCACCATCTATTGCTAACTCATCTTTATATTTTTGTATAGGTTGTTCTCCTCTTGCATATAATCTTAGTCTATGATAATTCTCAAAGTTATTAGCATATCGATAACCTAGTCCCCTATAGTTTCTAAACCATTCTCCTTCAATTGCTCTACCTACTTGTAATCCATAGTCTAAACTATCTTTTTCTTCTTGAGATACAACTTGATCAGGAAACGAGCTATAATTATTTGTTTGAATCTTCATTTATTTTATTATTTGAGAAATTGATCCTTCGTTATTATATTTTTTCATACCTAAACTTATTTGTTTTATTCTAGCCATAGACGTAGGTTTATAATTGTTTTTATTACAAGCCATAATAGCTAAACCAGAACTTATAGTAGCATCATGTTTAGTTCTATTATTTATATTAAATTTTGCCCAATCTTCTAGCGTTTTTTGAAAGTACATATCACCACAGTCTTCTTCACCGTATCCAACATGATTTTCAATATATGATTCTACCGCAGCCGCGTGTGCTTGTTTTATATCTTCACTAGAGTTAGGTATACCACCTATTTCTTTTTCAGTTACTGATAGTTTGTTCCAAACCTTATCTGGTCTATTTATACTAAATCCTCTATATCCTCTTCTTTTGAAATAATACAATAATCTGGGTCTATTGTTTTCAGCTAAGATAGGCATACCATAAAACACACAAGCCATAAGAACATCTTCAAAAAATGTTTCTGCTGTTTGTGGTCTAGATATATATTCTAAAAAAAAATGATTAGGTGGAGCATCTTCCATAGAAAACTTAGTTAACCCATGAAGCGCTCCATTAGACCCTTTACCATCGACAGTACCAGAAATATCGTAACTATCGCATCCAAAAGCACCAATATGTTCATTAGCTGGATGTTTACTTCCATTTTTTTCAATTATATTATTTTGCAAATTTTTACTTGGCAACCAAGATATTTTAAATCTACCATTTATATTTGGAAAAAATAAAACTCTAGTATCTTTTGTCCCGTTTTCCCATCCAAAATTTCCAGTAGTTAATTTTGCATTGTTATTTAAATCTTCGTTATAATCTATTTGCTCGTATATTTTAGTTAAATTAAATAAACTTTGTTTTGCTTCATCTCTAAAAGCATGTTTTTCTGTACGAGGAAATTGCCTATAATATTCATTTAGTCCGTCTTGATCTTGTTTTAGCCCATCGACTTCATTTTCCCAGTGTTCGATGACGCCTGTATCAATTGGGACATTATCAATTCCGAGGACTTTATTTTCTGGCGTAGTGAATACAGGTAATCCAAAAGTATCCATGAATCCTTCGTAGTTCCATTCCATAGGGATGAAAAGAGAATAGAGTCCGCTAGCTGTTTGTCCATTTCTATTTCTTTTTGTAACATCTGAAGAGTAATATAATTTTTTGAAGTTGTCTCCACCTTTATCTAATGCGTTTGAAGTTGAGCCCATCATACATTTACCTACAATCTTTGATCCTAGTCTTAATGTAGTTTTTGTAACTCTCCAGTTATTTAATATGTTATCAGGTCTTTCCCATTTACCACTTTCATCGTGTGCTAGTAACTTTAACTTTTCACCATCGTATGAGTTGTCACCTGTGTTTTTCCAGTCAATAGTTGTGTCAAGACCTTGTAATTCTCTTAATTGTTCGTTTGTTTCTAGTTTTCGTCTAGTAAGCTTTGAAGCTGGTACTCTATATGCCAATTCGGTCTTAGGACGATCCATACCATCTTGGATTGGTTTGAAGAAAAACGGATAGTTAACGGATATCGGGACAACTTTATCTGTGAACATTTTTTTAGCATCTGCTCCAGTCTTTGAAAGGATGCCGAATCTGGCATCACTAGATATTGTTGCCTGATTAACCAACTCGGCTGATGACATGAAGCTAAAGCCACTCCGTCTGTTTTTAAGGTAGCACATTCCATAACATCTAGTGTCCGCCTTGCATGCCTCCCAAAATATGAAGAAGAGTCGATTTGACTCTCTATAATCGGCAGCTCCAACGTCGATCTTTGACCACTGCAAGTACATATAGTGAGTACCTGTGATATAAGTAGGGATACCGTTATTATAAAACCAATACCCTTCATCTCGTTTTTTAAATTCTTCATCTATATAATCAAACCATTCTTCTTTAAACTCTATTGGATATTCGTCCCAATCAAATCTACTTTTTATTCTACTTAAAGCTTTCGGGTATTCTTGTTTTTCCCAATATTGTTCCTTTTCAACTTTGCTTCGTTTAAAAGGTTTATCTTCTGCTGGTAGTGCAATACGGAGGTTTTGTATTTCAATGATCTGTCCAATTTGTCCAGTTTTGCTTATTACTATAAAATCATATTCTGAATTATAACCATACTCCCACTTTTTTAATCTGTTCTGTTTAGATAATATCTTAGGATTTATAACGTCTGGTATTTCTTTCCAAAGTGTCTGCTTGTAACTCATTTACTCCTCCCCTCGGCAAAACCTCTAAAAGATCTTTCTTCTTTCTTTTCTTTTGGTTTTTCACTAAGCATTTCTTCTTCTTCATTTATCTTAGTAAGTATTTCAAAAGCGTCCATTATTGCTAACTTTTTAGTGGCAGCAGCATTTTTAAGTCTGTCAGCACTAACGTCATCATCTGAATCTACAATCTTTTCTTTAGCTACTTTTATAAGTTCCTCAATAGCTTTTTGCCCAGCTTGGATTATTTTCTTTTTCGTTTCCTTCGTATTCATGCGTTATAGCTATATCATTAGATTTCATACAATAAAGTCTTTCACCTTCTATTATAAACTCAAATTCTGAGTTTGGTGTAAAAACCACAAGTGTTCCAGGATTTATCCCTACAGCTTCTAAAGACTTATTAGAGTATTTTAATACACCAAAGTGAGGTTGCTCTTTTTGAGTACTTAAATATGATTTATTTTTAATAGGCTTAACAAAACAATAGTTCAAATTAGACTTACCATTATACATATATATCTGATCTAAAGAACAAAAATACAAGTTATCTTTAAAGTAACTACCACTATTTTTCTCTTCTCCTCTTACATTGTACCATCGCCTAAATATATTGTGATGTACATATATTATATCCCCAGCTTTTATATTAGTATCAAAAGCTGCAGGAGTATAAACTACTACAGCTTTCTTACTTACAAACTTATACTCTTCTATATTAGAATTAAGAATTAACTCTTTATCGTCTACTTGTATTTTATTATTGTACCTTTCTTTATATGGTTTAATAATAAATTGGTATAAACTTTTCATTAGTATTTAAGATCAAACTCTACTGCAATCGCCATGTTACGATTAAATTTTTTCCATGGTAGCACTTCATTGTTTTTTTGAATATATATTAAATATTCTCCTACATTGTCATTTCCAATGATATCACAAATAACATGTCCACCATAAACTTCTTGACCTACTGAATAATGCATAGCATCATTTTTGTAATCAGATCCAATACTAATTTTTCTTATATTAGACATTTTAAACAGCAGCTACAGGTTGGTCTTCTTCTAGTTCTTCAACTTCTTCATACGTACCATCTGCAACATTTATGTTTATTGATCCATATTCTTCTTCAAGCTGTTTCTTAGTTTGTTCAATTTCTTCATTGACTGTAGCTATTTCATGAAGTAAATGATGTTTTTGAGTTTCTAAAACACCAACTCTACTAATTATATCAGTTAATCTAGCTTGTTGATCTTGAATAGTTTTTAATTCTTCTTCTTTTATTTTTTTCATTTTATTAAATTTAATTATTAATTAATTTTGTTATTATTAATATCACTTGTTTTTAATTTGTTTTAGGTATCCACGGCATACCAATTGCATTTCCTATCATGATAATTTATTTATATGTTTTGATTTAAACTTTTTCAGTGCAGTTTGCTTTTATAAGTATATGACCAGAAGATACATTATAATCATTTAATTGTATCCCAAACGAGTCAGAAGCAGAAGTACTACTTGTCATTGCTGCTTGACCAGCTGTGGTAGAAGGTTCTATTAAAGCTCCTTGTGTAAAAGTACCATTAACTCTACACTCACAAACCCCGCTAAACTGAACGGCTAATGTATCAGTACTACCTTGAGGATAATTATATGCAAAACCAACACATGAATCTCCATTTCCAGAACCTTGTTCATCTCCATCTCCTGTAGCCATCGTGTCTAAACCAGCTTTTACTTCACTATCATTACTCCCTGTTCTAGGTGAAACCCAAGAGAACTGAAATATCGTTCCATTAGCAAACGT